CATAAACACTGGGTTTTTAGAGCATGGCGTTTTTATTGATTCTGAAAACCAGGCCGGGAAGGCACCAAAAACCCCATAAACGTATTTTTTTTGCACCATGAAAGAGGAACTAGAACGCTGGCAAAGAGTAAAAGCCGAGTGCGAAGCCAGTATAGATAAGCACGGCGCAATTATAGAAGCGGTAACCGACCGTGGTAAACCGGTGCTTCGCAAAAACCCAGCAATGGAGGCACTGAAGCAGGCCAACGCGGAAATAGAGAAACTGCTTAAAATCGTAGGCGATGCAGTCGACCTGGACTGAAAACATAATAGAGCGTTACTGCGTGCTAACCGAAGACAGCGGCGCAGGTACTCCGGTCAAGCTAATGGACTGGCAGCGCCAGCTAATTAGGGACGCCGACGGTAAGCGTATGGTTTGGCTAGAAATTCCACGCAAAAACGGTAAGTCGGCTTTTATTGCTATGCTAGCCATCGCGCACCTGCTTAAGGGGTACAAAGACGGGACCAACCCCCAGGTAGTGCTAGCGGCCGCCACTAGGGAGCAGGCCGGTATACTGTTCGGGTACGTCCGTAACATGATTCTACTAAACCCACAGCTGCAAAAAGTATTAGAGCCGTTTCGCAAGGAAATACGACTAAAGGGTAAACCTGGATACCTTAAGACGATTACCAGCGACGGCGGCAGTAACCACGGACTTAACCCGTCGTTAATCTTATGCGACGAAATCCACAGCTGGAACGAAGTGAAGGGACCGGAGCTGTGGGAAGCGCTGCGTACGTCAATGGCTGCGCGGCCTAGCCAAATGGTAGCCATTACGACGGCGGGGAGCGCTTACAGTTTTGCGCATAAGTGGCACGAATACGCACAAAGAGTAAAGGAGCAGCCCGAAATTGACCCGAGCTGGTTAACTATTATTTACGGGGCAAGCGATGAGGAAAACCCGCACGACCCGAAGGTGTGGGCAAAGGCAAACCCGTCGCTAGGTATAACGGTTACTTTGCAATACCTAGAGGAATTAAGCAACACGGCCAAACATGACGAGCCAACGCTATTAAGCTTGCGCAAGCTGCACCTAAACCAGTGGGCAGGGTCCAGCCAACCGTACATAGAATTGGGTAAGTGGCTAAAATGCCAGGGTAGCAAGCCGAAAAACCTAGATAAATGGCGATGCTTTTTGGGCGTTGACTTGGCCGCGGTTAATGACTTTACCGCCTACGCCGTGGTCTACTTTAACGGCGAGCGCTTTTACACGGTGCAGTATTATCAAATTACTGACCACGCAATGGGTAAGCGTAAGCAGAAGTACCCGAACCTGGTGCGCAACTGGATTAAAAACGGCAGCCTGGACGTGGTTAAGGGCGAGGTAACCACCACCGAACACCGCATTACTATGATTGAGGAAATCATGGAACAGCACCCGGTTGAAGGTATTTTCTTTGACCCGTGGAACGCAGCCGAAACGGTAGACCGCCTGCGCAGCAAATATGGTAAGCAGTTTTGCTGGGAGGTACGCCAGTCGGCGCTTATGGTTAATGAACCCATGAAGCTGCTTTATCGGATGGTGCAGACCAAAGGCATAACGCACGACGGCAACCCAATCACTGCCTGGATGATTGCGAACACTAGCCTACACATTGACAAAAACGACAACTGGACGTTTAAAAAAGACAAGGCACCGGACCGAATAGACGGCACCGCGGCGCTTATTACGGCGCTAGCTGGGTACGTACACAATGCGTCCACGGGCATGAGTACATACGAAGAATTAGATATAATTTTTGTGTAACTTTGTGTTATGGCATGGTACGACCGTATTGTACGTAGCGTTAGCGGAGTAATTAGCCCGAAGCCTTGGCTAATTAACCTTTTTGGCGGTACGCAAACGCTTTCGGGCGAAAATGTAAGCAGCACTAACGCCCCGAAGGTATCGGCCGTTTACGCGTGCGTTAACCTTATTTCAAATACGGTTGCGTCGCTGCCGTTCCACCTTTACCGCGAAACGGAGCAGGGACAGCTTTACCAGCCCGGACTTATTAACGACCTGGTAAGCAAGCGCCCGAACGTGGCGTACAACAGTTACGACTTTCGTAAGGCCATGCTAACGCAGCTTTTGCTGCGCGGTAACGCGTACGTACTGCCGGTACGTAGCGGTAACAACCTGGCCGGCCTTGAACTTATAGATACGGAGCTGGTAACGATTGACACGACCAGCGGCGAGCTTATTTACCAGCTGCACCTTCGCAACGGGATTAACTTGCGACTGACCCCGGACCAGCTTATCCACCTTAAATACTGGACGCTGGACGGTATTAACGGAATTAGCCCAATCGTTTACGCGAAGGAAATTATTGGTAGTTCAATGGCGGCAACTGCCCACATGGGCGGCTTCTACGGTAACGGCGGTATGCCAAAAGGCATTCTGCAAATCCAGGGAACTATTCGCGACGCGGACCGCGTTAAGCAAATTGGCCGCCAGTTTGACGAGCTGAACAAAGAATACAAGGGGCGGACGGCTGTACTTACTGAAGGTGCAGAATACAAGCCGGTAGCGGCAAACTTTCAAGAGAGCCAACTTATTGAAAGCCTGCGTTTTAGTGTTGAGGAAATTTGCCGGCTGTTTTCCGTTCCGCCCCACAAAATTGGCCACATGGAGGGCGCAGGCTATGCCAACAGCATAGAGGCGCAGAACGCACAGTTCGTGAGCGACTGCATTCGCCCGCTGGTAGAGCTTATTGAGATGGAGTTTAGCAATAAGCTGTTAACGGGTAACCGCAAGTTTCAAATGGACCTTAAGGCCCTTACCCGCGGCGATATTGCTACGGAGGTACAGCGTAACGTGAGTTACTGGAACATCGGTGCCATGAGCGCTAACGAGATTCGCCGCATGGAAGGCCTGCCCCCGATTGAAGGCGGCGACGAGTACAACAAGCCTATGCACATGGGCACAACTAATGACCAATCAAATGGAAAAGGAAATTCGGACCCGGACGCTTCCGGCGACGGACAGTAATACCGTTGAAGGGTACGCCCTTAACTGGAACGAGTACGACATGGGCGCCTTTGTGGAGCGCATCGACCCCAACGCCTTGGGCGACCTGCGCAGCTACGACATCCACGCGCTGTACAATCACGACTATGACCGCGTCCTGGCGCGCTCAAAGTACGGCGAAGGCACCCTATCCCTGGAACAAGACGCCGAAGGCCTTAAGTTCCGTTTTGACTTGCCCGACACGCCGACCGGTAATGAAGTACGCACCCTGGTTGGCCGTGGCGACGTAGACCAGGCGAGCTGGGCATTCACCGTAAAAAAAGAACGCTGGGAGAACGTCCGCAGCGAAAAGCCCCTGCGCGTAATTGAGCAAATCGGCGAAATGTACGATATTAGCCTTACGCCGCGCGGAGCTAACCCCACTACGAGCGTAGCTTTACGGTCGCTAGAAGAAGCCCAAAAGGCAGAACCCGAAACAATTAACCAAAACCCCGAAACCGTGGAAAATCACGAACAAGAGGCCGAAGTACGCGCTAACGCTTTTGTTGACGCATCGGCTGTGCAGGGCCAGCTTTCAAAGAGCGAAGCCCGCGACCTTGCTAAATTCAACCTTATCAAGGCCATCAACGAGGCACGCGCTGGCAAGCTTACCGGCGTAGAAGCTGAAGTTAACCAGGAAGGCATGAACGAAAAGCGTAAGCTTGGCGTTGACGTGCGCGACATGCACGCAGTAAACCTGCCCGAAATGTTTACCAAGCGTACCCAAACCGTTACCGGCGGTACGAACGGTAACCTGGGAGGCGACTTGGTATTTACCGACCCCCAGCGTTACGTTGACTTTTTGTACCCCAATACTCCGCTCCTTTCTCAAGTTAGCGTAGCTGAAAACCTGGTAGGAAACGTATCGTTCCCGCGCCAAACTGCTGCTTACTCCTTGAACTGGAAAACGGAAACCGGAGCCGACACCGCCCAGGACATCACGTTTGACAACGTAGTTATGTCGCCCAAGCGCGCCGTAATCACTGCGTCAATGTCTAACCAACTCCTTCGCCAGGAATACAGCCGCGGCATTGAGCAGCGCATCATTAACCAGCTGAACCTTTCGTTCAACAAAGGCCTGGAAAACGTAATCCTTAACGGTACCGGAACCAACAACCAGCCGACCGGTATCTACACCGCTTTGGACGCTCAAAAGCTGACCATCGGAGCTATTGATTACGCCGACCTTATCGCGTTTGAAAGCGCCTTGGCTAACGCCGACGCTTTGCAGGGTAATTTAGCGTATGTTACTCATCCTGCGGTACTTGCGAAGCTAAAGCAATCGAAGCTTGACGCCGGAAGCGGGAGGTTCCTCGTTGAGGGAACGCTTTCTCCCGTTATGACCGCTAACGGTTACAATATCCTTTCTACCACCTTGTCGCCGAAGTACACGACTCCGGACCCCGACGAGTACGGTATGGTATTCGGTAACTGGTCAGACGTCCAGGTAGGATTTTGGGGCGGCGCTACCCTTATGGTAGACCCGTACACCAACATGAAGTCATCAATCGTGGAAATCTACCTTGAGCGCTTTATGGACTGCGCACTACTCCGTAACGAGTCATTTGCACTTGCCAAAGACATCACTATCTAAACATGGTAACGGTTAACAGTTATACTCCGATTTCGGTAAACCTTACCGAATTGAAAAGTTTCTGCCGTGTAGACGGGAGCGCAGATGATGCGCTCCTAACTATGCTTTTTAGCGCAGCGGTAGAAGAGTTTAACAGTTATACCGGATACCGTTTAGGTGCTACAACTGTAACTGTGGATACTATGGGGGCGGCGCAATACGCGCTCCCCCTAGGTCCAGTTACGGCTATTACGAGCGTTACCGCTTACGACGACGAAGGGGTAAGTACAGCCCTTACACTGTACGACGATTACGACTACATCAATACGGTAATTAGCCTGGACGAAGTACCGGCCCGTATGGTAATCGTTTATACCTGCGGCGACACCAACCCGCCCGCAGACGTGAAGCACGCGCTGTACCAACGCGTTAAATTTGGTTACGACTACGGCGACGACCTGCCGTACAATTCAAACCGCTTTTTTGACCGCCTAGCGTTCCGCTACCGCCAAAACTTTTCCTAATGCTTGACCTGCGCGTAACGCTTTACGAGCCGACTACGGCGACAAATCAAAGCGGCCAGGTAATTAAAACCTGGGCCAGCGCAGGGTCATTTTACGCGGAGCGTATCATTCTACCCCAGGCCGGGTCCGAGGGTATGCCGTACGACCAAATGGAATCCAGCGCTATTATTACGTGGCGCCTGCGTTACCAGACCGCGGTAAAAGCAAACTGGAAGCTTACCTATAATTCCGAGGATTACGATATAATTAGCGTGGTCCCCGAAGGCCGCAAGCGCTTTATTTTGGTTAAGACCAAACTGCGCGACAATGGCACGAGGTAAAACCGTCTACCTGCAAAGCGAAAGCGGCAGGGTTGAAAACTTTGAGCAATTCCGACAGCGCTTGAGCCGACTAGGCACTAGCGAGGTTTTGCGATTTCGCGAGCTGCGCCAGCTGCTTACCAAAGAGGCTAGGCCGCTAATGACGCAAGCCAGGCGCGAAGCGTACCGCAATAGCCAGGCAAAAGCAAAAGGACGTATGAAGCAAAGCCGCAAAGGCAATTATTCAACCTTCTACAACCTTTACAAAACGATTAACATTTTCCCAAACCGCGGCACGGAAAAAGCCTACGTAGTGGTAGGTCTAGACCGCAAAGGGGCATACTATGCCAACTGGCAGCTGTTCGGGGGTGCGCGCGCAGGGCGCCGCGGTAAGCTTTACGAACAAATCAAAACTAAAAAAGGTAAGGCCAGCGGTTACGCATTATACCGTAGCCACCTTAATTCCGGATTAATCAAGCGCAACGGGTTGCCCGCCAAAAAGTTTTTTGACAAGGCGTTAGCTAACAGTAACGTACCGCAACGCAGTCAAAAATTAGTTACTAACTTTGTACTTAAACGAATTAAGCAGCACCTGGGTTGAATTACCTGCACTACATACACGAAGCGGTCCAGGCGTCAACGAGCACGCCGGTATACGCTTATGCAGCCCCCCAGGGTGTAGCCGAGGATTTTATAGTAATTCAGTTTGCGGGTTTGCAGGTTTCTGAAACCAAAGACCAGTACAAATCGGAGCGCGTAGCCGTAACGCTTTTTATGCACTACACGGACGCCGACACCGCCCAGGACCAGCTTACCCAAATACGCCACAATTTGCAGCACTACCCGCGCGTTATTCCTATGTACGTGGATTACGTCAACACCGACAGCGGGAGCATTGAAGGCGAGGACTGCGCGGCAGAAACCTTGGGCGTGGCGTCAGAAACGACTTTTACCCTAGCTTATTTAGAGGGTTTACAAATGTTCTACAATGAGGACGACGAAACCGTAATTCTTGCGGCGGATTTTACTTTTTTACTTAACTATTGACCATGAGCAATATTAGCGGCGGCGAAGTTCGCCTTTTCTTATCAGCTGACGGCGGAACGACCTACAAAGCGTTCGCCGCAGAAAC